ACTGGCCTATCAGCGCCTCTGCGTTTTGTTTGAGCAGCTCGCTCACATGGCTCACTATCATAAAGCGCGTGGTCGGCTCTATCTCAAGAGCGCGACGGATAAACTCGGCCATGATAAGGCTCTTGCCGCCACCCGTCGGGATTACGACAAGCGGCCAGCTCTCTTTGTTCTCAAACCAGTCCATGACGGCGGGGAAGGCAGCGTCCTGGTAGTCGCGCGGGGTCTTGGCTGGGCGCAGCATTGAAGCAATAGCACGAGCATCATTAAGTGGCTGCGTCCATACTGGCTCTCCAAAAAGATATTGATTAGAAGTCATGATTGGCCGACCTGTGTCTAGTTAAAATTTTATCTTCTTCCTTATGCGCGATATAATCCCTATATATTCGCTTGTCGTCGAATAACGCCGCCTTATACCTCATCATTTGATCTTCGTTCTCGAAGAAATAATATCTGATAATGTCCCCATCTTCATGGTAGAAGAAATTGCCAATAAGGCGATATTTATCACAATCGGCTGGAGCGCTTCTTTCAAGATTATCCTGCGAGTTTCTAAGAATAAATGGGAAGTGCGGGGAATCAAACTCTCTGCGGCTGTAAGCAATCATTGCTCTGTAATACTCTGCTATTTCCTTGGGCATATTACTCGCTGTCCTTCCACACTGTACCATCCTGCATCTTGTATGTTATTCCCTTCTCGCTTGAATCAACAACCTCGCCAGGCACAAGGCTCGGCAAAAACTTATGGGTCGGGCAAGCCGCAATCTGCTCGTCCAGTGTCAAGGTCTTTGCCCACCTATCGCAATGCCATGTTCCGTCCTCCATAGCAGTGCTGTGCAAACACGTCCGGCACGCGCGCGCAGGCATATCCTGCTCATGGCATATTCCGCTGAACGCACAGAAGCGGCACTCGAACCAATCCGGCTTATTGCTCACGCGCTCTAGCGGCTCCTGCGAGTAAATAATGCGCTTGGCCTTAGCAACTAGTTGCAGCGCATCTGCTGCATTGTACTCCGTGCGCGCAGATACCCAGTCGCGTCCTCCGGCGGTGGCCACGACAATATAGTGGCGTGTTAGCCCCATGTAGTGCATGTAGCACTGTGCCTGAGCGTAGTAGGTCGGGTTCCACTTGCGTAGCGCCTGCTTCTCACCAACATCCGCAACGGCCTTTTTAAACTCATTGAACTTTTTGTCCCCACAGCACTTCACCTCGAACACATGCTTTGCCTTTGGTGCCTGCAATAAGCCCAGTACAGTGCCATCAAGATGCCCTGAGAAGTGACCGCCATGATCAGTAATGCGGATCTGCCCACCACCTTCTAGCTTGGCTACTATCTCCAGCCCATCAACCAGGCTCAGGCGGTCTATAATCAGATCCTCAGTCCTATGGCCATCAGCAAAACGCTTGAGTGTAATTGCGTCAAATGCCTCGCGCCCAGCATGGCGGAATTGATACCATAACTTACGCGAGCATGAGTCACCAATGGATGACATGCCAAGGTAGCCTCGCGGCCTCTCCTTAGCGGCCTCGGCCTCAAGCGCGCGGTCTGCTGCTTCGAGGGTGGGGTCTATACCCATTATGTCAGATAGCTTCACTGCCTGCTCTCCCTCACTAGCGTTTCCATCTTCCTAACCAGCCTTTTTCCACCCAGCGGCGTGAATGCCTTACCTATTTTGTTCTTATAAAACACCGTACCATCCACATATTTCGTCATCGAATGCCCCGTTGAGAAGCTATAGGTAATGCAATCAATCGGCAGCGGGCTTGTCGGTGTTGGCTTCCTGCCTGTTTTCGCCTCTACTAAAATCACGCTCTCCCTGCTCCTCTTTCATAATGTTCGGTTTTTGCAATCCGCAGACATGGCACCGCAATGGGTAGAGGCCAAGCCTGTAAAGCCCAAACCTCTCCCATGACAGTACAAAATCCCCTGCGGGACAGCTATGCGCTACTACGGCTTCTTCTTCCACGATGGAGCGGCCTTAGCTGGTTCAGCAATAGCAGCTACTGGAGCAGCGCCCCACTGCTTCTTCTCAACAGGAGCGGCAGCAGATGCTGATTTGGCAGCGCCTTTGGCCTGCGCAAACCATGCCTGGTAATCTTCCTCTGACGTGCCAGATGCAAGATACTTCACGCATTTGTTCTTGGCCGGATAGCCATTAGATGCTGGTTCAATCAGCAAGTAGGCATTGACTGATGCGCCCACCATGTCTTCTGCCTCTGCGCTGCCATCAAGTCCAAGCGCCTTGAGCAAGTCAGACAGTTGCTCGCGGCCAATGCGTTGCGCGGTATCACTCTTATTGAAGATATTGAATTTGTCCCAGAACTTGCGGTTGCCATATTCGCTCGGCTCCACAATATCAAATTCCACCTCAAGGTACTTGCCCGTGTTGTCATTGGTTGCCTTCATGACAGAGCGAGTCACTACCAAGCCATAGAAGCCAACTGGAAGTGGATTGGCTCCGCCTCCGCCGACTGTGCGCTCATATTTATTTGTGTCAAATCCGAAACCCATAACTATTCTCCTTTTGTCTGTTTGATAAATTTAGGCAATGAAGCGTCAGGCTTGCCTTCTTCCTGTTTTGTTTGCGCTTTGGCTTTTGGCTCGGCTTTTGGCGCTGCAAGCGTCGAGAACCAGGGTACGTTAGATGCAACAACACCCCATAAATCACCCCAGTCTTTGTCCTTCACTAGGATAGACTCCGGCAAATCATACCTATTTTTCGCATCGAACGCTGGCCGCTTCTCTGTGTACACTACGCGCTCGCCCTTACCGATGGCTCGTGTGCGCGTGTTACCAAAACCAAGCTCCTCCTCAGTGCGCGCGCTTTTCCAGTTGGCGAAAAAGACGGCATCGCAATACTCGGTGATCTTGTCCTTCGCTGATACCTTGTCGCTATTTTGCAGCTTCAACGTCCAACTATCATAACTATCACCATCTGGTGGCGAAATCTTGGTCAGTGTGGGATGGGCAAGGAAGATAACAGCCATATTGCGCTTGGTGCGCAGCTCCTCCACTAGGTTGATGAAGTCGCGCCAGTAATCCAGTGCGTACTTGTAGCCCTTGCCAAACCCATAATCTTCGAGGTTAGCTACTGGCTTACCTTTCTCGGTAGTCGGCTGCTGGCTAATAAGGTAGCGCCACAACATCGGCTCAAACCAATCGAGGGAGTCATAAACCACCGTCTTGAAGTCATGCTCATCATTGAGGAGCGCAACCGTTGCCTCCATTACTTCCTCGTACGTGGTCACATGCCAATTTGCCACGTCAAGATTGCCTTGCGAGTTCTCCGTGAAGATGAACACAGGGTTAGGCGCATTTGATGCAAAACGGCTTTTTCCGATGCCCTCGTCTCCGAACATGCAGATTACAGGCGGCGATGCCTGCACGCCACGCTTTAGTGTTGATAGTGATATAGCCATTACTTTTCTCCTTTGGTTGTTTTTAACATTTCCATTGCGCAATCATCTATAACGGTGGTATCCCCCATGCTTTTGCTGATTGCCTGTTTTAGCAAATAAGCAAGAAAAGAAATCTCCTTGCTATCATTTGATTCAAATCGCCCCGTTTCTTTATTGAATGTACTGAGCTTCACCATCACTCTTTCTCATCCATAATTTTTAAACTCGGATTGCCCGGCGTGACAGTGCGCGCATCCCGAAAGAAGTCACGCACTTCTTCTGGCCACGATTTATAGGCAGTCTCACTGACAGCATACTCCGTCTTGATATACACGTCTGGGTTATCGCCGGACTCAGCAATGGACTTGTGCTTAGCAGCTAGTAGGTCATTATCCCAAGTTACCTTTTTCGGCACATTGATTTTCACCTTGTGGTTGCCCACAATAATGGTCACGTCACCGAATGGCTCGTCCTTGGCTTTCAGTAGCTGTTGGATTTCTTTTTCGCGGCGATCAAGAAGCGTAGCTTTGTGCTGCTTGATATTCTTATCGCATTGCGATTTGGTCGCCTCTGCCTGCTCAATCAAGCGCAGGATCTCGTCGTCTGTTTGGTTTGTCATGCTCAAGTCCTTTCAGGCTGGTTTCAAGTTTTGCAAAGTTTTCTCTTTACAAGACATAGCGTAGTATGGAATAGATTCTATGT